CTTGTGCAGTCTGTGCTATTGACTCTAAATCTACTATTTGACAATTTGTAATCTTAACCAACTCTTCTATTGTGTAGTTTTCAACGATTAATTCTGCCATAATCTCGATAGTATCACGAATTGCAATCTCATTAGCTCTTTGCAATGGTTGTATTCTACTGATAGCAAAATCACCTTTTAGCCTTTGGGCTGTTGCTGTTTCTGATGCTATACTAACACCCCTTACAATATCAGATAAACCCGTAATTTCTCTTATATTGTTAATAATTTGAGCTTTTTGATTGTTAAGTAATGTGATAGTATTTGCAATAGGCACTATATCTTTGACATATATTTGATCTTTAATATTTATTGTTGAAACTCCTGATAATGGTGCAAATTCTCCATCATCTCCATTTAGTAAGTTTTCTATGTCTTTTGCCTCGCTTACTGTATTATAAACGCCTGTATATTTAATTTGCTCTGTTAATGATCTAATTCTATTATCAATAATATTTAATTCCTCCGCTTGCGATTTATACATTCTATAAAGAGGGATTGGCAATAGTGAAGATGGGTCGCTATCAGTACCAACAGGACGAGCGATAGGGAAAAAACTAGTTAAATTGTAAGGGTCTTTATCAACTTGAATAACTTTTTCTTGTGAAAACCAAATTACTTGCTTATTTACTTTATCCCAAATCTCCCATAACTCTAAACTTTCTGAATTACTGCTTAACTCGTCAGAAGAATCCATTTCAAGCTCCTTTGCATCATTACCAAATAAATCAAATAATTCATCTTTTGTTTTATAACATCTAAAAGCAATCCATTTGAGATCATCCCAATTTTTGGCCGTGTGATCTGTTAAGAAGTCTTTATATTCAATTCTTTTTGGATAAACTTTTTTATTAGTGTTATCAAGTATTTCTTCGCCTTCATCTGTCTGTATTATCTCGCCATCTTCCATATAAACACGAACCAATCCACGACCATTAATCAAAAAGTCTTTTCTTGCTTTACTAAATGTAGTGTCTGCTTTTGTTATTTCTAAAAAATAAGATATTGTTCTTTCTAATATTTCTGATGCAATCTTAGATGCTTCATCATCATCTTTATATCTTCTGGTAATATTCGGAGATGGTAATCTGGAGTAAACCAAAGGGGCTAATGTTTCAGTATTAGCAAAAAATATATTATATCTGTTCAAACCATCTAAATTGTGCTGGTCTTTATAAATATCCTCATATTTTCTAGCTTCTGCAAAGTATTTTTCATGATACCTTAAGCAAGAATCTAGTTCTTTTTTCCATACCTCGTGAAGGTCTGTTTTTTGTTTTGATTTCTTTTGATCTTCGTTAGACATAGCTATTTATTATATAATAATAAACAAGGTTATGTAAAATTAGTTAAAAAGTCAAGCTATTCATAATTAATAACTTTTTTGTTTTTTCTTATCTGATGAGGATTGAAGTTGTCCCAAAAATCCTTTCCTGGGTCTGGTACGGCTTCTTTAATATCTATCGTTATTGGTCGAGCCATAGAAATATACCTTAAAACATCTAATAAATGATCCTCTAAGCTTGTGTCTAAATCCTCTGGCTTCGTTTTATCATATTGCATTATTGGTAAAGTTCTAATTAGATTTTTACAACTCTCTGTTATGTAGATTAGGGGTTTACCATCTCTACCTGTCAGCCTACTTCTTATCTGTTGCCAACCTGCAACTCTTTTATTGTCTGCTCTTTCATAAATACAGCCATATTTTGCCAATTCTTCGGCTTGAGTCATTCCCATATTCTTTTTACTTTCATCGAAAATAGCAGGATCAGCAACTTGTTTATTCATTTTCTCGCTACCTTGCATTTGCGTTGTGTTTCTAGCTATTTCTGGCAATTCCATTTTTAAGCCTTTATTCGGTTTCCCTGTCCATCCGTAATATTCTCTATAAATTATTAATGAATCTCTAGGAAAGGAAATATGCTTACCACCTATATTTATAAGGCTTCCGTCACTTATAGCACCCCATAACACACCAAAGGGGGCAGAATATCCCCAGTCAAATCCTCTAATTTTAAACCAATCATGAGGGATTTCAAAATCTCTTACAATATGAATATCTTTGTTGAAAGTATCAAAATATGCTCCCTCAATAGCATCCCAATCTCCATCAAGCATTGCTTTTGCTAATGCACCACCTAAACCAAGTAATTTATGCTTGTAAAGTGGGTCGTTTTCTGTCATGGTCGGATTATCTTCTAATTTAGCAGGAATAAATTGTCTTGTCATACCTCCTTCTTCGTCCGACATTTGATAGATTTCTAAAGGGTTTTTATTGTCTATAAATTCACTTTTAACAAATTCATGTCCTACCCCTCCAGGATTCGAACCACAAACAATTCTTGGTAAATCGCCGAATAAACCTTCTGGAACTTGTAAGCCACCAATACGAACCCTACCCCTTAAAAATTTATAGATGTATTCGCTAAAATGTGTCAATTCATCTATTAGCAATACATTAATTTCCACACCTTGATATTTGATTACATCTTTTTCATGTTGGCAATGGCATAGATGAATTTTTGCACCATTCCAAAAAGTTATTTGAGCAGTAGAATAATTGATTGAAGTTAAATTTTTATTTACCATTTCAGATAATATCTGCACAAATCCACTTGACCCGTCTAAATGGTTCTTTTTTAAATCTTCCGATAATCTTCTAAATAAATAAATTTGTATATTAGGTACTTTGAGGGCGTAAGCTAATGCTAAAACTCTCATACAATGAGATTTACCACCACCAGCGGCACCGCCATACAGAATTTCTGTTGCTGTACTGGTAAAGCAGGTTGATTGTCGAGGGTGTAAGTCAAATTTCATAATAGCCTAGTTTTTGCAATTTCTCTAATAATTCTGGTGCTTCGTCATGGGCTTCTGATCTAAGTTTCATTCTATCAAGTTCTTCTTTATTATAATTTTCTATTTCTAATAAGTCATTAAATACTTCTTCTAACTCTTGGGGAAATATTAAATTATTGAGTTTTATTATCTCTAAGACTAAGAAATAAATTATTAAAATAAACTTCTGGCCATCTATACCATTTAAAAGCATCTTTTTAATTCCAGAATCTTCATTCAGTCTTGATATTCTGTTTTGCATCTTTGATAACTGCTTATTGTCTTTTGGATCAAGAATTTCAATAATTTTATCTTCAACAGTCTTTAGTTTTTCGTCTCTTATAGATTCTTCTTTAAAGTCTATTGCGTATTTTATTACAAACCTTAATTGAATAAAGATGAAAGCTTGCTCTATTCTTCTTTTTTCTGATTTATTAGCCATGTTTATTTAATTAAATGATTATATCTTTTATCTCCGCATCTGTCATAATCATATCGAATAATAGCATTTAGATTCTTTTGTAAACTTAAAAATAAAGGGTATTTGTAGTCGTTAGGCTTTCCAGGATTTGCGGTGGGGGTTACTGTATAACTAAAATGCAAATAGGGATTTTTTCTTAATTTTCTGACCTCGTGAGCCACTTTATCCCTTAACTCTTTAGGCGTTCCCCTATCTATTCTATCGTACAACATGACTAACTTCATAGTTTATTTAATTATATTATATATCGCCTGCCTACTAATTCCGAATTGATTAGCTATTTCTCTAACTGTTTTATATTGAGATAGTTTTAATATCTCTTTGTGGTCTAATACACGAGGTCTGCCAGCTTTCTTATTTGATCTGGCTAGACCCTCTTTTATTCTTCGGCTGTGTTCTGTAAATTGCTCTGGAGTTAGTTTCATTATTTATATTATTTTAAAAATCTATAAAATTTTCCATTGTAGAATTGCCATTTTTAAATATTTCTTTCGCTTTTTCTATTGAGATTTTTGGTATTATATTTGATTTAAATTTGTTGCAAACATTACAAGAAGCTACAAAATTAGTAATATTATCTTCTCCACCTCTGTGAATAGGGTAGAAATGATCTATTGTTGCGACACATTTATAATCATCTTCGTTATAATAATTACTATTGATAATTTCTATTTTACAATAAAAACATTTTCCTTTTTGGTTTTTAAGTAAATCATCAATAATATTTGACCTTACTAACCAACTTATATTTTTCCTTTTTTTTGCTTTGTTTTTATTTATATAAAATTCCAGAGTGTTTTTATATTCCAATAAATAACAATATTCTTTTTCATACTCTTTATTATTTCTTTTAACAAGCTTTAAAAATTCTAATCTGTCTTTTAATCTGTTATATCTCCAATCTAAAGTCATTTTATGTAAATATTATGATGCTCTTCTATTTCGTTTTTATCTTCTATTATTTTTTCCACATAACTATTTAATGTTTTTGGCACTTTTAACGATCTGTCTCTACTGTGATGTACGCCATAAGTTTTTAATTCATAATGCGAAAAAATAGTTTTATAATCATAAATAGATTCAGATGATCTGTCCCATTTAGTGACTTTTACTATCCATGTGTCAGATTCTTCTGGTTTTACTGCGTGTCTTATTGCTTCGCCCCATGTAAAACCTGCAAATATTCTGCCTGATCCTATCTTGTTATTTATTATCATAGTTTAAGCGTAAAATAAAGTAGGGCCTGATCCTACGTCTCTTAATAAAATATTAAGTATTTTAACTGTCACTAAATTATTTATTTTACGCTTAAAAGTGACATTATGAAACGCTAAGGAACGTTGAAACATCAACATAATGCCACATTTAAACATAAAATTAGCTTATTACTTCTTTGTCTAAATTATCGCAAATTCTCATAATTATTTTATCTTTCCTATTTTGCGGAGTATTACAAAAAGCCTCATCTACTCGATCAAAAACAGCGTTACGATAAGGTTTATTGTTTTTTATATCTTTTTTTATTAGAAGAGTTGCTTCTGTTATTTTTTTAAATATAGTCATGATTTTTTAATTTAAGTTGATTACTCCTTAATAATAACAATGATGATTTTACTTGTCAAGTAAATATATGAATTATTTACAATTTAATTTATACCAATTTTTAAAAGTCAATACTGGTCTTTGCTTCTCTGTTTCTTCATATTCGTAATCATAGTAATCAAATACATCGTGAATATTAGCTGTTTTTAATTCTACAGCTTGCTTTAATATTTCAGGTTTTATAAACCATTCTTCATTAATCACTAAAATGCCTCCAATGTCCTCGCCTACCCAATAGCCTGTTATCATTCTTTCGCAATCATAATCATCAGCAGCTTGAAATTCTGTTCCGTCCTCTGTTTCGCATTCTGTAGGATATCTATTAATAAATTTAGTAAACATTATAGCTTGATATCCTGACCTTTCTAATAATTCAACCAGCATTTCATTTATTGCTTTGTTATATGCTTTTAATAGGTCTTGTGTTTTAGTGCAAAATTTCATAGTTTTCTTATTTAAAGATTAATTACTTTTTTAGCTAGATTTTCAATAATCACCACAGACATCTTGCAAGTTTTGTTTAGTGAGCGATTTGTTAACTCTTCAAATCTATTAATAAAATTAATATGCCTTTTCGCAGTAAAGTTTTGCAATAGTCTATTTGCTACAATTTTTAATTCTCTTATTTTTTGTTTTTTTGATTGGTTAAAAGTTATCATAGTTTTTTTATTTAAGTTGATTACATAAATAAGTTTATACTATGTTTTTTTATATGTCAAGTAAATATATGATTTTTTTACATTTTTTATTCACGCGGTGAGGGATTGGCATTCAAGCCTTATATTCTGGGGGTTGGAATTTTTACTTTTCTTCTGGTGAGAGGTTTATTTGCACATCAACTTTTTCAGAATTTGAGTTTGTGTTGTGTGTTTCTACTTTATCTGCCCATATGCTATCATATCCTTTAGGCTTAAATCTATTTTTCATATTAAAAACAAAAGCTCCATTATTAAAACTATCTATTATTCCTACTGTTCCCTTCCTGCCGATTTCTTCCCACCATTGCTGGCTTAAAGTCCTACCTTTTTTAATTGAGTCAACAAAGTCTTGCTCTATATCTCCTAAACTTTCTCTATCTGCTCTTACTAATTTATAGAAAGTTTCTTTTGTAAGATCTAATGTTACAATAGCCGCAATATCGCTTTGTCCTTCCTTATAAGCATCTAATATCTTTTTCTTTTTTTCTTCGTTCCAAATTTTGGGAATAAGTCTTGGTCTGCCTGAAACCTTTTTATCATCAGGGTTTTTATATTCTGCCATTAGTGATTTTTTGGTATTAATAATACTAAATAGATTTATTATAAGTCACTAGGAAATTTATAAAAAACTTCCTAGCTTTATCAAAAACCTATTTTATTATAAGCTGTTATTATTAATAATCAAGAAGTGATTTTTCTCCCTCCTGCCTTCTCCTGAAATATATCATCAAGATCTAATCTGAAGCTTTTTATATTTTTATATAGTGGCATTTTATAGCCGTCAATTCCATTTTTTCTTTTAATAAATTTACTTTTAGCTTTTTCTATTAAGCTTTGTTGCTCTTCATTTACTTTTAAGTTTTTTTTTACTTTGTAAAAGTTTATGTATTGTGTTATTCTATTCATTTTTTAATATCTCTTTCCAGTTTTTTATGTTCTTATACTCTTTTCTAAACTCTTTTAAGTCTATATCGTCCATAACAATATTTCCTTTTAGGTTCTTGACTGAATAAAGTCTTTCGTATGTTT